CCCCCCCGCGTTTCGGGCCCCGTCGTTGGCCGGCACGCCCGCTTCTGCCTCCGCGGCCTCGCATACGGCACGGATGAAGTCGATGTGTCCCGCCTTTGTGGCCCGTGTCAGGTCTATGTTTCCAATCTTTTTCATGTCTCCTGTCGTTTTTATGTCCGAATTACTTTGCGAACCCCTCGCGGACTTCCGTTTCATGCCATTTCGGGCATGCGAACCGTCCGACGCGCTCTTCGCGCCCCATGATCGGGCCCGTGAAGGCCTTGCGGACATCCGTTTTATCCTTGAAAGGTGCCGCCAAAGGTATATCGTTTCACGTTTCTACACATCGGAATCTCCCGAAAACGTATTCCTTTTTATTTCTATCGTTCGGAATTTCCCGAAGCATATCCTCTATATGTAATAAAGTTTCGGATTATTCCGACGTATATCCAAGGTATGTACCTAATTCTCGGGTATCTCCGAACGAAGGAAACTATATATTTCCAACTCTTCGGAATTACCCGAAAGTATAGAAATAGATTTTTAGACTAATCGGAGATTCCCGAAAGGATATATCTCTTATTTATAGCTTCTCGGATACTTCCGAATGATGACTATTCATATTTTTAGTCGATCGGACTTTCCCGAAGAGATGATTTATCGATTTTTTATTCTTCGGATAATTCCGAGCATTTGTAACCATATAGAATATAGCTTCGGGAAGTTCCGGATGATTGTAATAGATGAGGGATACGTTTCGGGAAATTCCGAATACTTGTGATAGATGATGAATACGTTTCGGGAAGTTCCGAACGAGTAAAAAAGGGGCCGATAAGGCCTTATCCGAGAAGAAAGGAGGGGAAACGGATCTCCGCGAGCAGTGCACAGAGGCGAGCGGGCCGCAAACGGGAGTCGGCGGGCCGTGAACGGGCTTACGCAAGGGGCTAAACGGACGCTGCGGGGCCTTCGCGAGGCGTCTCTGAGGCCGCGACGTATGTTTTTGGCATCGCCCCACGGTAATTGCCAAGAACGTCTATTTTTGCCCGCGGTTGTCACCAAGAAATTGAATCATCACCAAAAAAATATAGAACAATGGCAGATTTCAGAATCGAAAAAGACACGATGGGCGAGGTGAAAGTCCCCGCCGACAAGATCTGGGGAGCGCAGACAGAGCGCTCGCGTAACAATTTCAAGATCGGGCCGTCGGCATCCATGCCGCTGGAGGTGATCTATGGCTTTGCGTACCTGAAAAAGGCGGCCGCTTATGCCAACCATGAGTTAGGCGTGCTGCCGGTAGAGAAGCGTGACCTGATCGCACGGGTGTGCGACGAGATCCTGGAGGGGAAACTCAATGACCAGTTCCCGCTCGTGATCTGGCAGACGGGCTCGGGCACGCAGTCGAACATGAACGTGAACGAGGTGATCGCCAACCGCGCCCATCAGCTGGCGGGCAAGAAGATCGGCGAGGGCGAGAAGACGCTGCAGCCGAACGACGATGTGAACAAGTCGCAATCGTCGAACGACACCTATCCCACGGGCATGCACATCGCGGCCTACAAGATGGTGGTGGAGACGACGATCCCCGGCGTAGAGCGCCTGCGCGACGCGCTGAAGAAGAAGTCTGAGGAGTTCAAGGACGTGGTCAAGATCGGCCGTACGCACCTGATGGACGCTACGCCGCTGACACTCGGACAGGAGTTCTCGGGCTATGCTGCACAGCTTGATCATGGCCTCCGCGCACTCCGCAACACCCTGTCGCACCTCAGCGAGCTGGCGCTCGGTGGCACGGCCGTGGGCACGGGCATCAACACGCCGAAGGGCTACGACGTGGTCGTGGCGCGTTACATCGCCCAGTTCACGGGGCTGCCCTTTGTGACGGCTGAGAATAAGTTCGAGGCGCTGGCCGCACACGACGCCATGGTGGAGGCTCACGGCGCACTGAAGCAGCTGGCCGTGTCGCTCAACAAGATCGCCAACGACGTCCGCATGATGGCCTCCGGTCCGCGCAGTGGCATCGGCGAGATCATCATCCCGGCCAACGAACCGGGTAGCTCGATCATGCCGGGCAAGGTGAACCCGACGCAGTGCGAGGCGGTGACGATGGTCGCTGCCCAGGTGATGGGTAACGACGTGGCCATCTCGGTCGGCGGTACGCAGGGACACTACGAGCTGAACGTGTTCAAGCCCGTCATCTGCGCCAACTTCCTGCAGTCGGCCCGCTTGATCGGCGACGCCTGCGTGAGCTTCGAGGAGCACTGCGTGAGCGGCATCCAGCCGAATTATCCGCGGATTAAGGAGCTGGTGAACAACAGCCTCATGCTCGTCACGGCGCTCAACACGAAGATCGGTTACTACAAGGCGGCAGAGATTGCCAACACGGCGCACCGCAACGGTACGACGCTGCGCGAGGAGGCTGTCCGCTTGGGCTACGTCACCCCGGAGCAGTTCGACGAGTGGGTGCGGCCAGAAGATATGGTCGGCAGCCTGAAATAAGGCTTGCCGCCGAAAGTGTATCCCGAGTTGTGAGGCTCTCAGGGCCAATCAATAAGGGCTATAATTCTTTTACATAATGTTAGTCCCTCCCCTCGCGCGAGCGCCGGGAAGGATTTCCCGAGTTGTGAGGCTCTCAGAGCCAATCAATAAGGGTAATTATTTTTTATTTACATCAGTCCCTCCCCTCGCGTGAGCGCTGGGAGGGCTTTTTTTACTCCACACCATGTCCAATCCCTATTTTCGATTCAAACAATTCACCGTCCGCCACGACCGTTGCGCGATGAAGGTCGGCACGGACGGCTGCCTGCTCGGAGCGTGGGCCGGCGTGTCCGGTGCGCGTCGCATAGCCGATGTATAATCCGCCAATCAAAAAGTACAAGGTTTCCAATCAAAAAGTACAAAAACGGGACGTGTTTTTCGCGCCCCGTTTTTTGTATCCCTTTCACACCTCGAAAGGGGGTATTTTCACCCCTTTTGATTGTCTACTTTACTTCTTGGAAGGTCGTCGAGTAGATCAGATTGAATACGACAATCTTATTGCTGCGTGTCTGCATTGTGGCACGGCTGCGGCTGAGGGCGGAAACCGTATCGCCCAGCGTCTCACCTTGGAGGGCATCGTGTAGCTTTTCCACCGTGTCGAGCATTTGCAGGGCCATGTCGCGCACCTTTTCAGGGGCGTGATTGTGCGTTTCGCCAGCCGGCGGAAAGGCCACGCGTAGGGTGATGTCGGCCATCACCAATTGCGTATTCACTTCCACGGCGAGGTCACGGCAATTTGTGTAGTCGATGCTCAGCAGACAGCAAGGCCATTCCACGGGCGGGCGTTCGCCGGATGCGCTCAGCTGCCCGCGGTCGAAGTCTATAAAACGAATCTCAGGCACGCACTGCCCGATCCGGTCGCATAAAGCGATAAACAGTTCCTTATTCATTGCCTCTATTCTATTTGATTACAGTATGCCATCGATGGCCTCATCGAGACGCTTTTTGATGCGGTCGGCCATGTCTCGAGAATAGCCCATGAATTGCCGCTTGGGGATATTCATGTGACGCGTGTGCGCCTTTACCGTGCCCGGGGCGTCGCCGGCATCCGCCTTTTTCTTATTCGCTTTGCCCTTCGTGCTGCGCACGTAGGACTGTATAGCCACATCCCCCTCGAACCCCTCATTGTGCACTTGTGCGTAGGGCACTTGGGCATTACCGGCTGAGATGACGACCTTATCCGGCCCCACGTAGGCGGGACGGATACTATTCATCAGATTACCGCTTTGCACCAATAGGGAGCCGCTCTTTTTCGGTCTGCCTGGTATCCACGGAGATCCATCGAACCCTTTCACCGCAAAGCGCTCTTTGTAATACTCTACCGCTGTCTCTGACACAATGGCAGGCGCAGTGCTCAAAATCTTTTCCGGTAAAGCCTTCAAATAGTCCCGAAATTCTTCCAAATCCATACTCTACTTTCCTGTTTAGTTGTATTTTTGCGCTGAAGTCTGCAATCACGGTTAAGCAATATCGTCAACACCTCGGGGATGATGGGGGGGAGAAGCGTCTGTAACAGCTACAGCGTGGATTGCTGATTAATCCCCATACAATAAGCCGGATCGCTCCGGCTTATTTTGTTTTGAGGCACTTTTTGATCAGCAGCCCACGGCGCACATTCTTATCCCTTAGTACATACCACGATTTTAGCATCAGCTTCGCTCGTTCAACTTTTCCAATCACGGCGATCGCCTCATCTTTGTAGTATTTGATCATTATGTAATTGTTGACTGCCCTCACATGGGTGTTCCTATCTTTTCGATCTCGACCAAGCCACACTTCATCAGGCGCATCAGCTACTTCCCGGATGGTATTCAAAAACTCAGTGCGGAAAGCCCGTTTCTTTACTGTATCTGTAGAGTGTGCAGTAAACGCCTTCTTTGTCATCTGCCACACACGGCCGACATAGTCTTTCACCTTCAATAGTTCCATGCCGGCCTCAATGACTTTATTCGCATCAAACCATTCTTCCGGTGATCCCTTGTATTTGGGTACCTCTTTTTTTGCTTCCTCTTTTAGCACATCGATCGATCCCTCAACGCCCCATTCGTCTGGGGTGATCTGCTCGATCGTCTTATCCGGCATATCCGTAAAGTTGCGGATATACATCTGATTCTCCGTGAACACCGCGGCCTCATTAGCCCGATTGATGCCGAATCCCTGTGTCTCGCACCGTTTCCATTCGGGCGATTCAAGGTATTCGTCGCATTGCGCGCGCATAGCTTCCATATCCAAATCAGCCCCTTCATGCCTCATTCTGGGGGTAATGTAGCAACGGCAGTTCCATCCGTTTGGCGGCATAATCTTTTGCCAGCGCGAGTCTTCTATTGGTAGAATCAGCCCCTCCAACGCTTGGTGCTCCTGCCTTACACGGTTATCTCCCACGGTACGGTATTCCCAAAAGGGGAACACGTTCGTTTGCGCCATAAGGCGCCGGTAGGTGCTTACCGATTCGGCCACGGATACGGCCGTATTGTACTCCGTGCGCAGCCATTGCTCATTGTAGACCTTCAGCAGTGCTCTGGCCTTCTTTCTGAAATCGCTGTAGCCCTTGCTCTCGCGGAACAGACGGTTCAACTCACTCACCTCGGCCAGTGTTTTGGCGGCTGAGAAATGAAACAGGTTTTGCTCCAAGGCGGTGATGTAAGCATCATCGTTGGCATTGTAGACAAAGCCACTATCAGCCAGACGGACGTCCGCGCGGCGATAGCCCTTTCGCAGTCCGCGGATGAGCTCCGTGTGGGTGTAGGCAAACAGGTCGGCGCTGAAATAAGCGCGGCCCTTTGTCTCAATCGTCTGTCGGATCAGGGCATCCGCAAGCGTGGCTTCCGAGAGTGTGAGGATGTCGGATGTCGCCCGGCCGTATGACCGGGCGGGGACGAAAAAATCGAACAACCGGGTAAAGAAGTTGCCGCGGTCGCGATCCGCATGTTTCACTTTGCGACTTGTCGGCGCATCTTCCTCCGCTGTCTTTTTGTCAGGCTCTGGGGCATCTGCCTTGCCTTCGTCGAGGTCAGCTTCCTCATCCGTTTCTTCTTCCTCATTATCCCCCTCAGGCACGCTAAAGAGCGGCTGCGCCTGCCGGCGGGCGATAGGTTCGCCGGGCTCGGGTAGAGGGATGTTGTACTTTTCATGCAGGTAGCTCTGCGGGATGGGTAGGATGTCCGAGAGTTGGATGATCTCGGGCACCTCGAGCTCGCGTTTAGCATCCATGTAGCGGAACTTTCCGCCGGTGATCGGATAGCCGCGGCGGATGAGCATGGGCACGAAATAGCGATTGAGCATGCGCTCCACGAACCGCCTATCGGCACGGTGCTTCTTTTCTTGAACAGCCATGTGCACCTGTCCCTGCGCCAGCGAACTGCCGTCTACGGTGGTCATCGTCTGCCCCAAAATGGTGATCAGGATTTCCTCCGTGCAAGCCTGCCGGAACTCTTTATATAGAAGCCCGTTGCCAGACGCTGCGTTGGCTTCCTGCGTGGCCTCCGTCTCTTTGGGGATAACGAGATAAGGCGCCGATCCGGCCGTCTCAAAAGCACGGATCAATTCGCGGCGGCTGGCTTCATCCATTGCGCTGTATTTGCCGATGCGAAGGGGCATGCCGAACAGCTCGACAAACTGCGCCCAGTCGCCAAATCCGCCGCGTTTGTAGATGACCAATGGTGAGACCTTCAGCAGTAGCCCGAGATCATCGTCTTTGCCCCACTGAATGACCCGATCATCACCGGCGTAGGAGATGCCGCGATCATCCGTCTGCTGTCTTACGATCTCTTTCAACTTCGGGCGGATGTGCTTCCGATTGATGGATGTAAAACGGAAGGTGTGCTCCTCGTCAAAATCGAACTCGTCGACGGAGATACCCCAGAATTTGGCCATCATAATCTCGCCGATCAGCTCCTCGAACTCAACCGTATCCATCAGATCATACATCACATCGACGTCTTTGTTATCGATCGTAAACGACAGATCGGCGTCTTTGACGGCGTCGATACGTTTATCGATGGCGTCGGCGAGCACGCCATCCAGCAGGATGTCACTATACAGGTCGTAGAGCTTTGTACGGTTACCGTTGTCGGCCATACGCAGTGCGGAACGCCACGCGGCCACATCGTGGACGGTGCGCACCACAGGCTGCACAATGATCTGCGTAGAGATGGGGCCAGCGGCGACCTGTTTATGCTTCGTTTTATTGCTCATTAAATGGCGTTTAATCGGTGTTTAATCAGTGCTTAATAATGCTGGCCACGTTTGGGATTGCTGCCAAAGTGGATCTTTCCGATCGGCGACTCATGGCCGAGTTCAGCGGTGCGTGGGGGTAGGTCTGGTGAGAGATCGCCCTTTTGCACAAGTCGCAGCCACGCGATGGCACTGTCGTAGCGCTTTTCGCGCAGTTCCATATCGATACAGGCATTCCCGAGGTTCACAAAGTGCCACACGGCAATGTCTTTGACAAATAGCAGCAGCAACGCATTGCGCGCCTCACCCTCAGCCGAGAAAATGGCGGCCGTATCGAAGTCATGCAAGTAGCTTTTGGCCTCGGCAATGGCAGCATCGATGGCGGCCACGGGTATGGCCTCCGTGTCGCGGCTAATGACGGCCACCGTCTCGTCATGCAGGTGGGTATAAAGTTCGTCGACGGTCAGAAACATGGGAGGAAGAAGTGAAAAACGAAAGATGAAAAACTAAGCCTGCCCGGCGCTCAGCTGGGCGATGATTTCGCGCTCGCGGTCAGAGATCGCCCACGTCACGCTGGCAGCCTTTTCGGCTTTAAGGCGGTCGGCCTCACGAAGGGCTTCTTCCATGCGGCCGGCTTGTCGGTCAGACAGCAAAAAGCCACCGCCGTAGATGCCTCTTTTCGATGCTTGCTGGCTGTCCAAACGGCGGACAAACGTGGCCTCATTGCAAGGGATCGAGAGCGCTACGCCGTGGCTGGCGCAGCGGGCCAGATCGGAGAATGTCAGTAAATGCGAGGGGTAGCTATAGCGCGGCAAAGGATCCTTGCTGCGCGCAGCAGCGGTGAGACGCTCATAAAGATCGGGCACGGACATAGCCAGCACGTCGCCGAATAGGTTACTGGCAAACGAGGTGCGCACCGCGGCGCCGTTCTCATAAATCACATCCGCGCCGCAAACGAGGCGCGTGTAGGGCGCATCGAGACAAAAAATCGTCTTATGCTGAGCGAACAGGAAGAAGCGTACGCCGCGCTCTAAGTACCACCGTACGATCTCGGCAAACCTTGAAAACGGCGGGTTGTCCACCACGACGCACCCGTCGGGATATTCCACTTCGCGGTAATCCGTATCCGGCCAAAAGGGGCGTACGATCTGGGCGCCGGCGAGGTCGACCTGTTCGCCGAGCCAGCCGCGCACGATGTCGTACACCTCGGGTGGCGTGTAGCAATCGTCGGAGGTGCGTTTGCGCTCAAATTTGGCCACGAAGGCCTCGTAATCGTCTTGCCTCTTTTTCATGTTCGCCCCCTCTCAGACGATGGCCGTGATCTTATCCAAATCCACCCAGATGGGGTTGTCGTGCTGATTACTGTAGCGCACTTGCCGACGGGCAAAGTCGACGGCTGTCACATAGACAGCACGCCCGTCTATCAGCCGCGCCGTGGTCTTTCGCGTGAAAGCGAGAGCGTCGAAGGCTGCGGGGGTGAGCGGCGTGGGGCCTTGCACCAGCGTAGGCTGGGGCGGTACGGCCGGAGCCGCGGGATCCAGTGGGCGGATAGGTGGTACCACAGGCGGTTCGATGGGTGTTGCTTTGCGCTCGAAGTCTGGCGTGTAGGTCACGTTCGGATCACCACCGGCCATCATCTGGCCTACCTGCCGACCGATGGCGGTCATCTTTTCGCAGTAATACTTCTTGCGAGCGCTCTGGATGTCGGTGATCCCGAGGGCGCGGTAACGCTTCACGATTGCCTTCTCATAGTCGAGCTTCAAGTCATCGATGCCTTCGCCCGTCTCCAGTGCACGCTGCGCGGCGGGGCTGAAGAGGGTGCCCCAAACAATGGGCGTGCCCTCGATTTTGTCGATCACTTCCGAGGGAGTGTCCGTCTTGAGGTTCACGCCCCAGCGGGGGTGCTGAATGAGCTGCAATTTGGCCCGGGCAAAGTCTATATGGCTGGCGTAGTTGGCATACGGATCGAGACTGCCCTCCACGTCGTCTTTCCCCAAGCGTCCGCTTTGCCCGCGGCGTGCCTTGATGTTGCAGTAATTGTGGTCGCCTACGGGTCTCATGCCTGCGCCGGTGTCCAGCACGTCCATGGCGATCAGCAGCTGGCGCATGGCGTCGCTGAGCGTGTTGTCGGCCTCGAAGTAGGCGCGGTCGCTGGCCTTAACAAAGGCCGGCCGGGTATTGGCTCCAAAGGCACCCTTGACGGGTTGGCCCTTGTAGCTGTAAGGGACATAGGTCGGGGTAAACTCCGGCGGGATGGTGGTTTTGGTGGGTGTGTTCATTGTTGTTGAATCGTTTATTTGTTGGGTTGTTGAGGGGGCGGTTGGTGGCCATGCAAGGTGTCATCTGCCTTCTTCCGTAGAATCTCGGCGAGGTTATCCGTCCCAAGGGCTTCAATCACGGCTTCCCCCATAGACCCAC